CTGTGGCCCGCCATTTTCATCCCACTCTGGTGGCTTTCCACCAAAATCAGGCTCGTTTCCTTCATCGAGCCTGTCCCACGTTCGTTTGGACCGGGTAATCATTGGGTTCCTGTGGATATTTCTGTTCCGGACTCATGTAACCCCAAGTGGTCGGTGTTTAGGTACACCGGCGACAACCGGTCCGTTTCGGATCTGCCTTTCGACCTGAAGGCGGATTCGGTGGCCGCCTACGTGCGGATCACGACGAACATGTACAGCTTTTTCGGGATTCCGATCCTACCACAAGTTCAGCAAGCCGTAGGCTGCCTCCCTGGCGCCATGACGTACGGCTGGATTGACTTGACCACATTGGCGGCGACGCAGTCGAAGGCCTTCAGCGGAGACGCCAAGGCCGTTCAGGATCAGGCTGCGCGCGTTGTGAACGCCATTTTCCCTCAGACTTCCCACGGGACGACGCGTTTCAATCGTCTCAACATGGTGCAGGCCACTGCACTTATTGCCCGTTTGATTGTCACGGTAGGTCTTGATGAGACCAATCGTCACATTTCGGGAAACTGAAGGTGCCTGCGAACGTGAAGTATCTGTACGGGGGCAGATACACAGACTCACTACACCCCACGTTCGCAGGCAGGATGATCAAGAATGCCTCTGAAGTCGGTATCTCCATTTTTGACCGGTATGCCCCACGGCAGCCGGTCTCCGCCGGACGGGTTGGTCTCGTTGACGGGGTGGTCTTGTGGAAGTTGGACGGCAGGGATGCCTCCACCTTGGCAGCGGGTTTTCTTGCCCGCCTATGCCGCCACTTGCCACCAGTGGTACCGGACATGTCATTGAGGCTTCGAGAATTCAGCTACCACCGCATGCGGGAGCGGTGGAAACCATTAGCACTTGACACTGACCTCAGTGTTGAGACCTATCTCGCAAAGACTTCTTACTCTTCGTCCTACAAGAGTAAGATTCTGGGTCTTTGGAACGACATTGCGGACCTTCGCATTGATCCCAAGTTCCTTCAAGACCTACTGAGGTGCGGCATCTTCGGCAAGGACGAGTTTTATCTCGAACCGAAGTTTGCGCGCCTGATTTCCGCCCGACACGAGCTTCTTCTCGCAATCCTCGGACCTATTGTCAAGGCCGTGGAGGAGGAGATTTTTAAGCACCCTATGTTCATTAAGAAGGTGCCATGCAAAGACAGACCTGTCTACATGCAAAATCAGCTCGAGTCTGGTAGCCCGCCCGCCGTTTTTGAGGGCGATGATGGTCTTGGAAAGCACAACGGTAAGGTTGTTGCTTCAGACTGGACGTCTTTTGAGGTTGCGTTTCGTTTATGCGCCTCACTATTGACCGCTGACCTTTTCCACTACATGCTGGCGAACTTCTTAGTTGAATTCCGCCGGCTCTCCGACGCCTGTTGGAGTGGAAGTTGGGGTCGTGCGGCTTTGTTGATGTCTTGTTTTATCGCTATTATTCGTAATTCTGGCGACCTGATCACGTCTCTCGGCAACGGCCATTACAACTCCTCCGTTTGGGACTTCCTACACCTTGAGCATCCTAGTCGCGACCTGACGAAGGATGACTTTGCCGCCTTGGGTGGCATTTGTAAACTCGATGTCGTAGCCACGGTTGGAGAGGCGAGCTTCTGCGGAATGATCTACGACGAATCATGCCTTGAGATGGTTCGTGACGCCGTGCCCGTGCTTGCGAAAATTGGTTGGACGCCATGTCGCTATGTCAACACGTCTGAGCGCGTTCATTTGCAGCTCTTCAAGCTCCGTCTGATTTCCTTGGGTTATGAGATGGGGCATTGTCCCATTCTTTGGAAGTATGCCTCGGTCTTTCTGGGGCAGCTGACTTCTGTGGTGATTCGCAGGAGCATTCTGGAGAACATGGACGAGTATGCGCGCGAGTTGGCACTTAAAGCATTGAGTTGCTATGACAACGGCGAATTTCCCGACGGCATCATCGCTGAGCCGTTGGCTGGCACCCGTGAGCTATATGCTCGCGCCTACGGTGTCACAGTTCAGCAGCAGTTGGAGGTCGAAACCTACATCGAGAGATGCGACTTCAAGCAGCAGCTGAATTTTCCACATTTGGTTTTTCCCAAAGTTTGGCGAGACATCCACGATGAATATGTCCTTGGTTACAATCATCGTGTTGAGATCTGGCCTCAGGCTCGTCCGCCCATTAAGACAACCCGGTTGCGCCGGGGTGTTGCGACGAGCCTTCATTAATCTGGGTCGCTCCTGTTATTTCCCAAAAC